AAGTACGACATCCTCACTGGCAAAATCATCAACGATTGGCATCCTCTCACACGGATGTTCAACATGATTAGCCCGATCCAACTAAACCTTGATCCGTCACCGGGCCGTCAGCTTCTGTTGCGTAGTAACTATGACATGCGTATGTCTGTCTATTCAGCTCCTGATGATACAAACCTAAGTGACTCACCTAAGGTGCGGTCTTTGTTCCAAAAAGCTATTGGTGAACAAGGTTTAGAAGATAAACTTGCAAAGATTGCTACTGAACCTAGAGTAATCGAATCTCTTAAAGATATGGAACGGGACATCCAATCAGGACGTCGTAAAAAAGATCCTATGGAATACCACCATAACGAAAGAATTGCATACGTCATCAATCGTGCACGTGCAAGAGCATGGGGTTCCCTACGTCATGATGCAGATGTTATCCGACTTATTTCCGCGCGGAAAAAAGAAGCAGGTGCTAAATACCTACAAAGTCAGGATCCAGAACGTAGTAACGCCCTATACGATCAGGCGCAAGAACTACTCAAACGTCCACGCTAACAAATTAACCTAAATGGCTGTTACATTTGATACTCATGATGGGGACGGTACTACCGGCCCTTTTTCTTTTACATTTGAATACATTGATGAGTCCGACGTCAAAGTAAGTGTTGACGGTACAACTCAGGAAACAACTGCATATACGTTCCCCACAGCCTCTACAATTCAATTTGTTTCGCTGGAACCCACCTCTAGCCAAACTATTCGTATTTTCCGTGAAACGGATGTTGATACCCTTAAAGCAACATTTTTTGCAGGTTCATCTATCCGTTCACAGGATCTTAACAACAACTTTGAGCAGAATAACTTTGCTGTTCAAGAAATCAAAGATCAGTTTGTAACCGAAGAAAACGGTTCATTCAGCAGTAATGTTGATATGAACGATAACAGGATTACCGAATTGGCTGATCCTGTGGATGCACAAGATGCTGTTACTAAACAGTATCTAGAAGATAACTACTTTGATGATGATACTGAGACCATTACAAGTGGTGAAGATTGGCCTGATAACGACACAACAATTGCTACAACTGCAGCGGTTGATAATCGTGTTGATTCTAAGATTGACTCAGCTATCGAAGATGATGTTTTAATTGACACTTCTGGTCTTAGTAAATCTGCTACTGGCGGTCAAGTAACCCTAGGCATTGCAGCCAACTCTGTTGATCTTGATCGTATCAAAGATTCTGACAAAATTACTCTTTCTGAGCAAGAGTCAGACAACGATCAAGACGGTACTGACGACCAGATCTTTACTGCACGAGCTACTACCCGAAGGTTTAACAACTACTACCAAAACGATGAGCCTACCGCTACTGATGGTATTGGCATTGGTCAGGTGTGGGTTGACCCTAACGATGATCTAACTCTTTCTGTTTGGACTGGTTCTAGCTGGACCTCAATTACTTCTGGTGGTACGTTTACTAACCAACCTAAGGTTGTTTACGTTGACGCTTCTAGTGGTGACGATGACAACGATGGTCACCGTATTAGCCGTCCTAAAAAAACTATTCGTGCTGCACTATCAGACATCAATAGTGACTCTGAAGGGGATGGCAGCATCATTTCTGTTGCACCCGGCATCTATGCTGAAACACTGCCGCTTGACATAGAAAAAAATGACATTGCCATTATTGGTCAGTCGTTGCGTACGTGTATTATTCACCCCTTGATTCCTGAAGCTGACGAAGATAGCTATGATGTAGACACCCCGCACTCTCAGGAACTGCAGACCATGTTCCGCGTCAATAGCGGTTCATACTTTCAAAACCTAACATTTATGGGTATGAAAGCTAGTGGTACACGTGGTGCCTCTGGGTCTTTGTACGAAAACGCTACGCATGGTTTGCCGGAAAATCAAGGTTGGAACTTTGCGTTCTTTCCTAATGCAGATATTAAAAAGTCTCCGTACGTTCAAAACTGTACAAACTTTAGTGACAGTCAGATCAACAACGTAACCTTTACGCCACACACTCCTGGTGAGGGTGCGGCTGGTGACCTTGACTCCGCTCCTACTGGTGGTGGTATCTTGGTTGACGGTAGCGTACCTGCTGCTGATAGTCCACTTCGGTCAATTGTTGCTGATAGTTATACTCATACTGCACTAAATGGTCCTGGTATTCTTTGTACCAACAATGGTTACATGCAGGCAACCAGCAGCTATGCATTCTTCAACCATGCACACATTACGTGTCTTAATGGCGGTCAAGCTAACCTTGCTGCATCTACCAGTGACTTTGGTAGGTTTGCTTTGATTGCTGACGGTAGATCTCCTAATGCTATCTTTACATCTACGGTTGACGGTACTCCAGCCGACGGCGATACTACCTTTAACATTGATGCACCTACTGCAGGCTCTAACCTGTATGGTGGTAATGAAACATGGTTTGGTAGTTCTGAACGTCCTGCAACTAATATGCTGGTTGAGGTTAATAGTATTACCTACCCTATCCTGTCTGCAACTGCAAACGGCGATGGCTGGACTGTAGAAATTAGCCGTCCTGACCCTGACAATCGTTCCGAAAACCTTGGTTTGAACGGTGCTCTTACTGATGGAGCTGCTGTATCGTTCTTCCTGCGTTCTATGATCGCTTCTAGCGGTCACACTATGGAATATGTTGGTAGTGGTACTGACTACCGTGCGCTTCCTGAAAATGGTGGAGTGCCCAATGAAGATAACCAAAAGATCGAACTTAATGACGGTAAGATCTGGACCGCTACAACTGACCACAACGGTAAGTTTACCATTGGTGGCAACCAGACTGATGACCCGTTCTTTGAGGTAGACCAACAGCTTGGTTTCGTTACTATCCCTGAAGGTTCTATTGCCTTTAACTTGCTGTCGGATGAGACGCCCCAGCTTGGCGGTAACCTGGATGTCAACGGTAACGACATTGTTTCTGTAAGCGACGGCGACATCAATATCCTTCCTGATGGTTCTGGAAATGTTAGACTAGATAATCTTACTGTTAATGATGTTACTATTGGTACAAACGGTCAGACTGATTTAATCCTTAATCCAAGTCAAAATATCCAAGTTCAAGGAACTATCACTACTGCTACCAATACTAACCTTAACCTTGCTCCTAATGGTACTGGTCAGATTAGTGTAACCAGCAATCAAATTAAAAACGTTGCTGATCCTTCTGCTGATCAAGATGCAGCTACTAAGAACTATGTAGACACTGAGCGAGATACCCGCCTTGCATTAAGCGGCGGTACGATGACTGGTGACATTACCTTTAATTCTGGTCAAACTTTCCCAGACGTTTTGGCGTCTTCTGGTGGTACTTTGACGGGTGATCTTACCCTTAATGCTCAATCTGACCTTAGGTTTGCTGATTCTGATAGCAGTAACTGGCTTGCTTTCCAAGCACCCGAAACTGTTTCAGCTAACGTTACTTGGACTCTTCCTGATGCTGATGCAACCGTTAATGGTCATGCACTGAAGTCTGATGGTGAAGGTAACCTGAGCTGGGGTACTGCAGGCGGTGCGTCTGGTGGCGGTACTAATCAAGTTTTCTATGAAAACGATCAGACTGTTACTGAAGATTACACCATCGGTACAAATAAAAATGCTATGTCAGCTGGTCCCATCACTATTGATGATGGTGCAACTGTGACTATTCCTGACGGTTCTACTTGGGTAATTGTTTAATTATGTCTATTCGTATTGACGGTACTAATACCACCGCTAATCCAGGTATTACGGGATCAGACACCGACACAGGTCTGCAATTTGGAACAAATGAAGTTAAAATTGTTACTGATGGAAGTGATCGAGTAACGGTTGACAGCTCGGGAAATGTTGAAATTGGCAATAACACAGGTTTGTTTATTGACAACACCAGTGGCACAGCACGCCGAGTTATCCATATAGACACAGACAACCATCTTTATCTAAATTCAAGCCCAGAAGATAACGACATTATTTTTCAAAGCGGTGGCGCTAATGAGCGGATGCGTATTAAATCTGACGCTAAAGTTGGATTTAACACAAGTAGTCCACCAAGAGATTATTGCTTTCATAGCGGACAAGCCGACACAAATATCCAAATTACCAACAACACAACAGGTGTTGACGACAGTGCTGGCGCTTTAATCCAACAAGACGGAAACGATCTTTATGTTTGGAATAAAGAAAATGGGTTCTTCTCGTTCGCGACAAATGCTAGCGAGAGGATGCGGATTGACAGTTCTGGCCGCTTACTTTTCGGCAAAACTGGCACTTCTTTTCATCTTGGAGGCTCGG